CATTAGTGCCAGCACAAGTTGAGTTTGATATAATGCAGCTAATTCCATCAACAGGTACCGGCACAAATACAAAACCAAATTGGGATTACGCTTTAGAAATCGAACCGGAAATGATTGTATCTAATGCAGACGGTGTATCGTTTAGAACAATTGATGCAGTAAATTTTCGATTTAGTAGCAGTTACGATAAAACTGACGTTTCTGTATATAGTGTTCTTGAGGACGGTTCTATAGAATATTATTTGTTGAAAAAATGTGTAAAGGGTGTTGAGGGTGAGCTATTTACTGAAACATACGATTTTACGGATGCAAAAAAATATGACAAGATTGTTTTACGCAATTCAAATATTTCCGAAGTTGTATCAATTACAGACTCTGATAATAATATATGGTATGAGGTTCCATATTTAGCTCAAGATTTGGTGCCAATATCGATCAGAAATACAGAATTCAATAATCGAAATTATACACAATATGCTTCAACAGTACCGTATATGCTATGTTATAAACAAACAGAGAAACGATTTATAACAAGGCGGAGAAATGACGATTTTTTGGAAATACAATTTGGAGCAGGATTAAATAGTGAAGCTGATGAGGAAATTATACCAAATCCTATGAATGTTGGTTTAGGTTTGGATTACTTTGCAAGAGCAGAAGATGTTGGTATTGATCCTACAAATTTTCTTTATACAAAGACATATGGATTAGCACCAAACGACACTACATTGACCGTAAAATATGCAGTATCGAATGGCCTTGATGGAAACGTAAAAGCAAATACATTAAACACCATCAGTACTATTAACTTCAGATCTCAATTAGCAGGCGTAGACCAAGTCGTATTGACGGAAATACAGAATTCTGTAACTGCAAATAATCCACATCCGGCATATGGTGGTATGAATAGAAAAGATATCGATGTAATTCGTGAAGAAGCAATGGCAAATTTTGCTGCTCAAAACAGATCTGTAACTCGTGAAGATTATATATTGCGTTGCTTCACTATGCCAGATAAATATGGTTCTATAGCAGCAGCATATATCGAGCAGGATTTTCAAACATCGAGATGGAATTCGCAAGAGACTATACCAAACCCATATGCATTAAATTTGTATATATTAACAAAAAACGCGGCTGGTCAATTTACATTTGCTAATGATGCAATTAAAGAAAACTTAAGAAATTATCTAAGTCAATATCGATTAATGACTGATGCTATCAATATAAAGGATCCATTCATCATTAATATTGGCATAGAATATGATATAATTACACGCCCGAATTTCAATTCGTATGAGGTTTTATTGAAGTGTAATAATCGATTGATTGAATTATTTAATAATGATAATATGCAAATAAACGCACCAATCCAAATAACAGATATTGTTATTGAATTAGATAAGATTGATGGCGTGCAAACAATTGATAATTTTAAAGTAACGAATTTATCAGATACTACGCTCGGTTATTCCGGAAATGTATATTCAATTGAAGATGCCACACGGAATAATATAATATATCCATCACTCGATCCATCAGTATTTGAAGTTAAATATCCTCGCGAAGATATTAAAGGGAGGGTGATTGACCTGTAATGAATTTAAATTTGAAGTAAAATGATGAAACAAAATAAAAGATTAAGAGATATTTTAGAAAATTTCTACGAACCAGAGTCATCACAAGACGATCTGAATAACTATATCGAAGAAATCGACGAAATTATACAAAATATCTCAGTTATTGTAAAAAATGATCAAAATATAGATAATGAAAAAAAGTTTAACGAAGCATTAGTTCATTTTCGTGAAGCTTTTAATTGCTTGGAGGCTATGAATGTATAAAATACTTTATCCAAAGCGTGATGCAACAATATATGAAAAAGCTCAGTATAGAAACACAGGAGCGGATCAGATTATTGAAATAACTAAGTTTGCAGAAGGTCAAACCCGGGATGATGAGTCTGATTTATATGCCGAATGGGGCTCTACATATAATTCAAGAATATTACTTGATTTTGATTTAAGTGGTGTTACTTCACAAACAATCGATACCGGTTCTGCTCAATATTATTTAAATTTGTATTCAATTGATTCAGTTGCTGTTGCAAATGAATATACGTTATATGCACATCCAATAGCAGAAAGCTGGGTAAATGGTAACGGTTATTATAATGATAGGCCTGAAGTAACAAATGGCGTTTCTTGGGCATATAAGTCATCAAAAGATGCTGCAGATCAATGGAATTCCGCTTCTTATGTTGTTGAATATACATCTGTATCGGGTGGTGGAAGTTGGAACTCAAATTATGTAGCATCGCAATCATTCTCGTTCCAAAGCCCAGATATTAGGATGAATGTAACACCAATTGTTCAAGAATGGGTAAGCGGATCAATTACTAATAATGGTTTTATATTAAAGCATTCTTCTGGTAGTGAGGGTGATTCAAATGTGTATGGTAGTTTGAAATTTTTCGGTAAAGATACACACACAATTTACATACCAAGGTTGGAAATATTTTGGGATAACCACTCAGGTTATACTGGCTCTTTTTCAACAGCGAGTTTTGTAGATAACAATTATACGGTGTATTGTAAAAACTTGAAATCGTTTTATCGAGTTGGAGAAAATATAAAATTGCGGTTGGGTGTTCGTGAAAAATATCCAACTAAATCTTATAGTCGGTCAGTTAGAAATATTACACCATTACGATTCCCAGAAACGACATACTATTCAGTTGTGGATTATGTAACAGGTACTTCAATAGTTCCATATAATACGGTCGGAACTAAGATAGATTTGGATGATGATGGGCATTTTATAACGTTAGATTTAGCGAACTTTTTACCAGTTCGTTATTATAAAGTGCTGATAAAAGTAGTGGATGATAATGGAACAGAAATTATTGACAGCGGTATTAATTTTAAAGTTGAGCGATGAAAAGTATAAACACAATTTTTGCACCAATTAAATATGCAGTACCTGGTTCACCTGAAGCAGGGCAAATGCGGTTTATTTTGAATGGATTTCCGGGCGATAGTGAATCTATTACAAAAGAAACTAAGGCTGAAATGATTGCAAAACATCCAATTGCTAGCAAAATTTCTCAGCGGAATTTTAGTCAAACCGCAATAATACCAATAAAAGAATCAAAGTCTTTTATAAATCTATTACCGTTGAAAGTGTTTTTAAATGATGCAAATTTTATATATAAAGTCAATAGGAATTTCGAATATTTCAGCCCACGAGAGTCAATATCTGTTTTAGGTGATCCGTTTGTTTTTGATGACGGGACAATCTTTCGAGTTGTTGGTCAAGGTGTACAGAAACCAGAAAATTACACATACCACACTATTATAAATGGTATTACCACACAAATTCCTAACTTTAAAACAGTACAGGTATTATTAGCAGAAAAAGGGCAAATTTACGAATCAATTAGAGTAATTGAGCCATCACAATATGCAGATTTAATTAGACAATCAAACACTAATATACTCATTAATGGTGGTTTCACACCGACGGATGCAGAAAAAGTGGCAGCTGAAATACAATTAGGAAATGAACCGTCTATTCCAATTCCCCCAAGTGTTCAGAATAATATAATGACACCACCACCAGGCGGAGGAGGAGGAGCCGGTTCAGGCGGTTCTGGTGGTTCAGGTGGCAGCAGTGGTGGTTCAGGTGGTTCTGGTGGTTCAGGTGGTTCAGGTGGCAGCGGTGGTGGTTCTGGCGGTTCTGGTGGTTCTGGTGGTTCTGGTGGAAGCGGAGGTGGTTCTGGCGGAAGCGGAGGTGGTTCTGGCGGTGGTTCTGGAGGATCTGGTGGCGGTTCTGGAGGATCTGGTGGCGGTGCCGGAGGAGGTGGTGGTGCCGGTGGATCTGGTGGCGGTGCCGGAGGAGGCGGCGGTGCTGGTGGCGGAACTGTTAGCGCTGATAGATCTTCGGAATTTACTGAAGAAATGGCTATAACACCATTCGGTGAATCATTTTCACAATTATCTGATACAGTAGGTGCAGCGTGTGGAGCCATGG